ACGGCAAAGATGGGTATCACATAGTAGGTCTGCATAAAGATAAAAAGCGAAAAGAAGGCAAAGTTCATAGGTTGGTAGCAGAGGCATTTATCCCAAATCCTGATAATAAGGAACAAGTGGGGCATTTAAAGAAATTGCCAGATGGAACTGAGGATAAAACAGCAAATGAGGCTTGGAATCTTGCTTGGATGACTTGTACTGAAAATATAAATTATGGAAGTAGGAATAAAAGAGTGGCTAAAAAAATATCAAAACCAGTATATCAATATACTTTAGATGGTGAATTTGTTAAAAAATGGGATTCAATAAAGGAATGTAGAAGAAATGGTTTTTTACATGCTGGTGATTGCTGTAGGGGAGAAAGAAAAACACATAAGGGTTACAAATGGTCTTTTAAACCACTGTAACCCTTTAAATTATCTAAAGTTTTAATAAAACTTATTCAGCGACATTTGCAAGTAATGCCGTAACAGCCCCTTCTGATAGAGGAATAACCGATTCTGCGGCATTTGCAGAAAGTGTAACCTCCATACCATTGGTTTCATCAGAACCAGTAAGAGTTGCAGTTTCGGCTTCCAAACCTACTGTACGACCAAGAGCAATATAATTGCCACTACCAGTTTTTGCGACCACAAAATAACGGCCTAAAGAAAGAGCGTCAAAATCAAGATGCAAGCAACCATCGTATTCACCGTTAATGGTAAATGTAATTGTATGGGTGCGATATTTTGCACCATTGTCAGCAACTACCAATTCATCAGTAAATGTGGTGCTGCCCTTTGCAGGCTCAATCCTATACCATTTAGCATCATTACCAAGAGTAATAGAAGTAACAGTTTCGCAACCTCCGCTGTCACTACCAAGTGCAGAAGCAGTTACATCGGCATAGTTGGCCAAATATAGGTCGGTGATAGTCATAAGACTATATCCACAAGTTGAAGTCTTTAACAGATTTCTATTTAAAGAACAAATAGCCATATTCTAATATCTTTTTTAATTCAATTTATTTTTCTTTTGGGGAATGGATTGGAGAACTTGGATTTATTCCTCCAATCCATTTATATAGAGACGTAGACAAATGAGCCAAATTACTCTGCGCTATTGTCAGCAAACAACTCAGGCATAATCACACCAACAGCAATGTTGCTGATTGCAAGCACTCTGAATGCATTGTCACCAGTTGTATTTCTCATATCAATAAGTTTGTACTCCAAGTGGCTGTCAAAGGTATCATAACCAAGTACAAGGTTTCTTGCCGGACCAAATAAGATGTAATTTTTGCTCTGCATGGTAGGAACAACCTCATAACCAAGGATGTAGATACGACCATTCTCTCTTGCATAGTTGCTGAAACGGTCATTCATTGAATTACCGCAACAAAGTTTGCCAAGGGCAACTTCAAGCAAACGAACATCCTGATGGTTCATGAAGATTTTGTAACCCTCAGTGTCAACCTCATAGTTGCCAGCATTTGCAATACCAGCCATAACAACTGCTTCAACCTGAGCGAGAACATTGTCAACTGTAAGAGTTGCGCCCGTAACATGAGCGGCTTCAGAAGCCTTCACAATCTTCTCAACACCATCAGTTGCCTTCAAATAAACCTTTGAAGTTCCAGAATAATCGTCATCACCCTTCCAGAAGATTTCTTGATACTCCTGAGACATCTTTCTGCGAAGTTTGTCAAAGTACCATTCAGCGAAAGTCTGAGGAATGCCACCCCTTAAAGAGATTTCAGTCTGGTCAACAAGGAAAGTGTTCCAGAATACATCATAACAGTTTTCTTGGTTAACCTTGATTGCAACTGGTTCAATGAAACTCTCAGCAAGACTTGCTTCACCAGCAGGGGTGAAAGGACAAGTGTATAACTGCCAAACGTCACCAATCTCTCCAGAATACATCTTCATCTTACCCTTTACACCATCCATAAAGGTGATACCATACTGGCGAAGGTCAATGTCATAAATATCTTTGGCGAAAATATCCTGAGCCTCTTTGCCACAGTATGTAAGATTGTCTAAATCAATAAAATTAGCAATTTGTGCCATATTTATATAGTTTTTTTAGTAATTATTTTTTGTTTTTCTTAGTAAACATACGGTCATTTTTTTTGCTTTAGTATGTATTAAAGCATCTGCCTCATCTGTTCCCTCCAAGCGGTATATGTATCACTCTGATTGGGCTTTGCATTTGGCTTGATGGGATTGACTGAGGGCTGTTTTTCCAAGCCGCTTATCTTCTCCTGAAGGGATGCATTGCTTTCCTTCAACGCCTTTAGTTCATCATTAAGGTTTTTGATAAGTTCTTCAAGCGGATTTGGCTTTGCTTCCTCTTCAATGGGCTTTTCTTCAATCGGTTCTGGCTCATTCTGAGGCTCTTCCAAGGGCTTTTCTTCCTCTTGTGGCTCAGTTGTGGCCTTTTCCAAAGGGTTGGAAGGCAAGGAACTTGCGTTCCCAGGCTCTTCGGCAATTGGCTCTTCTAAAGGCTCAGAAATAGGCTCATTTGGGGTCTGTTCCTCCAATTTGCTTTCCACTGTTTCAATTTCCTCAGTTACCTCTTCCTTTTTAGCATTAAATACTTCGCTTAAAATGGACTTTAGTTTTGTCCAGAAGTTTTCCTCATTTGTGTCAATCATAGTATTTTCGTTTTGTTTATTAAATTCTTCCAATGAAATTAGGCTTTCAACGCTGAATCCCTTTAACTCTCCTGATTTTATCCTATCCCATACATCGATTTGGTTGACCTTCATTCCAACAATCCAAGTTCCTACTGGCAAATCCTTATCCAAACCAATAGCGACTGACTTATCATAAAGTGAATCTGCTTTTAGCCAACTCTCAACTACTGTTATATCAGATGCATCGGTTTCATGGTCGAGCGTTACATTATGCTGCCTATATTCTTTCATGAAATCCTGAGACATCTTTTCAATGCTCTCTTTGGTGAACGAGATATAAAATTCTTGCTCTCCGTTATTCCTATATATGTCTTTGTCAGGGATTAAAGCAGCACCATATACCATGTGTTTTACATCGCTCTCCAAATATACCCTCTGTTCATCTTCCTTTTTGAGGGCAACAAAATCGCTTTCAATAGCAGGACTATCAACCATTGAAATTGCATACGTTTCTGAATCAATTCCTACCTTATATCGTTTTATCTTTTTTCCCATAGTACTAGGTCATTTAAATAAACATATCAATGCTAAAAATTGTAAGTTATTCCTACTCCAATCCATATATCGGGTTTCCTATTTACAACACCATATCCAACGCCTACCGCTGGAGCGATTTTAAAGCCCTTCTGAGGCTTTGTAATTGTTTTGGTGATAACTTCCTTATCTTTGGTATAAAAGCCTCTCAAATCGAATTTAATGCTGTCCAATTTTGGGTATTCATCGCCTTCAACTGACCATCCAGATATTGAAGCCTCATAGGTTAGTGTATCGTTCCCCAAGGGTAGTGTTTTAGAGTAGTCTTTTTTTTTAAAACAATTTGTCTGGGGATACGTTCGATTGAATCACCCTTAGCCTTCCATTTATATAAAGTGTCCCTTTTAACAATAGTTTCATAACGATATTTTGGTAGAGTGTCAGTAGTCGTTTTCTCAAAATAGAGTGTATCTGTATAGAAAATGGTGTCCTGCTTTATCTCCTGAGTTGGATGATAGATGTCTTTTATTTTTGGCAATGTGAATCCGATTGCCCATATGATAAGGGCTAATCCAAATAATAGCCCCAGTGTTTTAGTTAAGTCTTTCATCTTGTTTGTTTCTAATAAACATATCTGAAAATAAAAAATGGGGATATTTTCACCAATATCCCCTTAGTCAGTCCATAGTTCAAGGTAGCGATTTTTTTGCCCAATGGTGCCTGATTATATCTTATAAGTTGAATATATCTTTATATCAATCTTTTCACCAGTTCTATTTGCACTATCCAACATCTTATAAAGTTTTTCAAACGCTTCTTTTGAGTTTAATACCTTGCCCTTCTCCTTATTATATCCCAATAGCAAGCATCCTGATGAATCTTTGTCAGTGTTGCCAATATGCATAAGCACACCATCGAAGCCTTTTACTCCAGTAATTCTTGGTAATCTGCCACCGCAAAAATCCTTATAGTATTTCTTTTTTGAAAATCTTGGAGATATTACATTCATCGTTACCTTGTAGTTACCCTGAGGAATGGCCGTCCTATCTTTAATTTTCTTTTGTCTGATTTCTTCCAAGGTCATTGAATCTTTTAATCCCCTATCGGCATCCTCCAGTACATCGCACACATAAGTCCCATCCACATATAAATGCCCAATGGTGTACTGACTATTAGTGTAAATCCTCTTTAGACTTATTTTCATCCTTCTTAACAATATAATGGTTTGTTAGTATATCTTCGCCATATATGTGTCTGCCATAGTTTGTGCCAAATGCTTCAAAATGCCAACCCATAGGCAGTTCATAGTCAAAAACGGTATTATAAATCTCTTTCTTCGTTATCTGGATATCCTCTTCGTTCTGTATCATCTATATATTCCCCTTTATCCTTTAGATATTTTATTGTTTTATACTTATAACTATAGTCAATGCCAATCAATGCCCCTGAGAATGTAAATATCTCACCAATGGCCGCAAGTACACTGGCATCAATAATTCCCAATGGTGGAACAAAAAATGACACCCATAATAATAATATGCCCATTATTGCAAGGCATACTCCCAACCATAGTTGAATGGTCATTTTTTGATGCAAATTTAATGGTTTTATTTTAGTTGACATTATCTTCTTTTTAGTAAACATATCAATAAAAATGCTATAATAAAATATCTCACGAACGATGTTCGTGAGATATTAAAGGGATATTAAAAGAATAATAATTGTTAAATCATTTTTTTATATGCCAACTTCTTATTACCTTTGCAGTGGGAAAATTATTCGATTCCTGCAAGCGTTCTTACCTGCCTAACATTATCCGCTTTGTTCATAATGTCAACCACCTCAACATAGACTGGACGCTCTGAGTAATCTTCCATTGCATTGATAAGTCTGTCATTGATGGTAATATCATTTCTAAGCGTTGGAACATACCCACCATCAGCAAAATATCTCTTTGATATATTCCTGATATTTGCCTTTGGTTTGTCGGCATAAAACTCAATCATATCAGATAAATCAACCCTTCTTTTCTTTGAATTGATATACTCCAATAAATCAACATTCTTTGCCGTTGTACGCTTGTTTGTGATATACTCACCACCTTCGGCCTCAGCATAACCATTTAGCAACTTAATACCACCTTGTTTATGGCTCTTACCTTGTAGAACACCACCATCAGCATATTTCGCCGCCTTAACTGCTGCAACTTGTGCTGCTCCGACTGCTGCTGCAAGTGCCATCATTGGAACTGCTGGTATTGGCCAAGCATTAACTGCTGCATTGGAAATTGCAAGGGCTGCATTGATAAGGGCTGTTGTAATGGCCTGAGATTTCTTTCTCTTATTGTTGTCCTCTTCCAACTTTTGCTTTTTCTTATCAAGTTTCTCTTGCTCCTTTTCAATTCGTTTTTCTTGTGCAAGGCTTTCCCTTTGTGCTGCCATCTGAGCATTTAACTGGTCAATAAGATGTTGCCTCCTATCACCTCTTGCAGTGGCTAATTCATCCTCGATTCCTTCAACATCATTGGCATATTTCTGGGTTAACTCCTTTTGCTTGTTAAGTTGTTCTTCCAATGCCTCAGTTTGTTTCTCCAATGCTTCCATTTGCTTCTCAAATGCTGCATCGTTGATTTGGCCAATTGACTGAATTACTTGTGTTGCAACCTGACCTAATTGTTGAATCCATTGATTTATGCCACCCCACCATTCTTTCCAAGATTCCTTCTGCTTTTTTCCAATGTCTTTGATTGTTTCATCAACAGCCGTTGACATTGCATTTAAGTTGTCCTTTACGATGTTGGCATCTTCATCACTGATTAAACCCTGAGACCTTTTCTTTTCATTTGTTGATAATGCTTGTTCAATTTCGGCCTTATATGTCTGAGCATCGTCTAAAGCGGCTTTGTAGTTCTCTCTTAATTTCTTTAAATTAAAAGTTCCCCAATCATTATATTCAGGCTGTAATTGAAGTTTCTTATCAAATTTCTGTTGAAATTCATCAAATATCCTGAGGCGTTCATCGAAGTATTCTTTGTTTCTGTTCCTTGACCTTTCCAGAGCATCTTTCTCAGCATCTTCTACCTTTGACTGATATTCAATTTCAATTGCATTGATTTTGGCATTATATGCTTCCCAAACTTTGGCATTGTTTTCAGCAATTACCTTATTATTTTCCTTAATCTTTGCAATTTCAGACTCTGACATTCCTGAGGTTATATCAAACTCATTTTGAAGCCCTCTATCTCTTTCTTGGTTTGCAGCCTCTTCATCAAGTTGTTTTTGCTTTTTACCTTCTTCTTTTCCTTCTTCTCTTCCTTTTTCTTCGGCTACTTCCATTTTTGCATCAACATCTCTCAAAAAACCTGCTCTTGATTCTAGTAATCTTTTAAAATCCGGGTCGCCACTTAAATGTTCTAATTCTTTTCTAGCTTGTTTCAAATATTTATTTTCTTCCATAAATTTTTCAACCCCCTTATTTTCAGGCTCTTTGATAAATCTTAGCCATTGAACTAACTCATCTTTTAGCATTTCATTGTCATTTATTTTTGGAATCTCTAATATGTGCATTTCTATATCATTAGTCAAAACTGTGTCTGTAAATTCTTTTTCTCTTAA